CACCGTCTACAGACCCTTCTAGAGTGTTAATACGAATTCTTGCTGGATCTAGAGGTCTATCTAAATTATCTCTAAACTCTCCGATCGCATAGAATAGTTTACAACCATTCCCTGCTGCTCCTTTTGTTCTAATATATGATAACGTGATGTATTCACCATCGATCAATTTTCTACCAATTACTCCATCACCAAATACAATCTTGTATTTTCTGTCTTCAATTTCTTCAAGAAAATATACTCTAGATGTTCCATCCAATGTGGTAATGTTTTTAACAGGAGTATAAGTATCAATTTCTTTTGACTGCTCCGATGGTCTTAGGAACACCTCTAAGAGAGATGTATCCACATCTGCGTTGGGAATAATGAATTCTTGATTAATTGTATTATCTACAGTGTAATTGTATGTTAATCTATTCCCCTGATGAACAATCATTTTGTCGAATGTTGCAATACCAGTTACAGGTTCGACAGTCGCATATTGATCTTTTAGAGTACAAAATGTAAACGAATCCTCATCAGTAGAACTTACAAAATTATCTCCTGCTTTCAGAACAACATATTCTGGATATACACCACTACCAGTTAATGATGTCTGAACTTGAATTTTAATACATGCTTTAGATGCCTTAACTGAAGCAGGAGTATAATTTAGTAGTTTTGCAACTTTAACTACATTTTCTCTAATAGTAGCACTTTCTAAAAAGTGCTCATTGACTGCCATGTTTGCATTAAAGGCAGTGTAATATGTGTTGTAAGCAAGGGTATCTAGCAAATAAGAAGCTGCAGAACCTTCAAAGTCATAATCAGTAAACTCTGTTCGTGTTCTCAAATATGACTTAATAGATTCTCTTATTTGAAAGAAATCTAAAGATGTTAATCTACTTGGTACTCCTGCTGCCATTGAATTATGCCTTTGTTAAAAGGAAACTAAAGTTTTTTAATATTGGTTGACCAACAATTTGATATTCCACACTAACTGAAAGAGCATTCAAATCATAGTTATCATCTTCAATATCTATATTGGTTACTACTATTCTTGGTTCATTATTTAAAAGGCATAAAGTAATTTCGTCTGCAAGTGCTTCCGATGTGAATGGATTAAAGTTTTCAAACAGAAGATTTCTAACATTACTACCAAAAGTTGGTTGAAATAGTTTTTCTCCTCTTGCAGTTAGTACAATATTTCTAACTGCTTGTTTTATAGCTTCATCATTCTTTAATGAAGAAAAATCACCAGTAACAGGATTAGACTTAAACGTTAAGTTAAAGTCTTTATATCCTCTACTGGTGAATTGCTGTGCTCTTGAACTTACTCTGGCCATGTTTTATTCGTGCCATCTCTCTATGAAATCATCAAACCCCCCCTTTCCACCACACCATCTCGAATATCTGTCATTTGGGACTTGATATTTTGATTTATTCAGATATTTTTCACTAGCATAGTCAGTAATTAGGCATGATGTACCATGTTCTTGCATCATATAACTGATATTCCTATCAGGATTTGGGTGTTGTGCCATAAAAACAGGGATAAAAAGAACTGTAACCAGAACTTTTTAGGAGGTTTCTATCTCCCAAATCTATTTAGCAAGGTTATTTTGAGATTTTCTTATTTTCCTTGACCACGATAGGCTTTTTTACGACCATTTCGTGAGGTTGCAGCAAGATTCGTATTCTTGGAACGACCTTGAGCAGTAATTTTGGGCTTACCAGGGGTGTAATTCGACTTAACAAGACCGATTTTAGACTTTGCCATATAATTTCTCCATTGAATGTGGACTTCTATGATGATAGCACAAGTGGTGCCCCATATGCAACTACCGATCGACACGGATATGATTTGAATGGTCTACCAAATCCTAGTGGATCTAGGACTCTAGCAACCCTTCTACCTAATGCAAACACAGTAAATGTCTGTGCAAATACAAATCTAACATGTCCAACACCCATCATGTCTTCTGCAGTTAGAATACTACATGGAATTGGAGTTGGAATAACACAAATATTAGGTCCACAAGGACATAAGTATAAAATTAGGTTAGTACATGTAGATGGATGTGGAATAAATGCATCAAAATCTAACATGATTGGAATTTTATGAACCAATACCAAAGCATTTGTTACAGTAATTGGACTGATTGGGACCAGTGGATATGGTGGCCACCAACATGTTTTATTTTTAATGATAATACTCTTTGGTATAGGTGGAGATCCACACCCTTGTGTTGAGTGAACTGCAGGTGGCAAACAGATGCCATGACCACTACAAGGCAGTCCTGCATGAAATGATACTGGTGAAATCCAACCTTTCATATTAATTTGTTGCGTTTAAACAAATGTCGAAGTAAGGATTGCCTAGATTGTTTACTGCATCAGCATAAACTTTTGCACTTCCTGTGGAGAAGTTCTTTACTGTAACTCTTCCTTTGATGGGACCTATGCGAATAAGGTCATTGTTTTGTGCAATTTGTGTAGGATCAATAGCAATCATACTATCTATGTCGGTAATTCCTTCACAAGGAGGCATTGTGTAGATGTAATTATCCCATCTGGATAGGTTTCCAACACCATTTCCATCAGCATCATATCCAGTAAACTTAGAAAATATACCATTTGGATTTGTACTAGCATTATGTACATAAAAATCCCATGATGTAGATGGTTGATTAGGTCCACTATACTTAGTTCCAGTTAGTAAACCAAAACCTAACCAGTAAAAATAGATGCCATTTCTTGTTCCTGCACTACCAGTTAGTGTGCTAGGGGGTTGCCCAATCCAAACATTATATGCGTCATATACACTTAAATGTGTATAGTCATATACATTTTCGTCCAAACCTACAGGATAGAAAGAGATATCATTGTCTCCTGCTCTAAAACACCTACCTTCATAACTTCCCCTGGTGCAGTGCCAAGTCTTAACACCTGCAGCTGCTGGTCTAGGGGCAAGTATTCTAGGTGCCTGTAGACTCTTTAACTTGGCAATCAACGCATTATTCTGTGCTGTTGATGAAGCAGGTCCAGTAAAGTCTCCATCTATTTCCAAATATACATTAAATGTGGTTGATTCTCTCTTACTTGCAGCATATTGATATGGCATCCACCCAAAAACTCTAAGAGAATCTCCAGCACCAGTTGTGTAAGGGCAGGGAATATCATAAAATCTATTAACATTATACAGTGTAGGTTGTTGCATAGTGATACACTGAGGGGAATTGATTCCATTTTTGTTAATGCCACCATATAATCCACTAGCATCATCAGCAGTTTTCTGTAGATTACTAAACGCATCCTTACCTGTTGTACTCAAAAATGTATATGCAGACCTAAAACCACCAGTCTGGTCATAGGTCATGATGTTTTTAAATAGATCTGAGTTATAATATGACAGTGGATTTATAGTTTGGAATAGTGGTTGAGCACAACTTCCTGGAACACCAAAGCAAAATTTAAATGTATTGTTAGGATCGATGTCACCAACACCTTTAATATACCCAGTGTACACTGTTCCTTGAATGCCACCATCAAATTTATTGAATGCATCTGTAATAGAACTAGTTAATTTTGGATTTTGTAGGGATTGACTTAGTAATTGATTGACTTCATTTGTAGAACCAGAACCCTTCAGCACGTTAATTAGACTATCATTCGCACTTTTTCGATTTCCTTCTGGTTTTATTGACTTTTCAATGACCTTTGGATCATATACAATCACCTGTGGTGGTTGTTGTGAGGTATATCCAGACCCACCATCAAGGATTTCTACCTCTTGGATGACACCTTCTTCAGATATTCTCTTAACTCTGCAGTTTGCTGGTTTAATTTTTACTGCAGTTTCATTAATTACAACACTTTCTTTCAAGTGACTAGTCACAATCGAACCAATTGTGCTATAATCACCGTTCTGTCCGATCTTAGTGTAGTTGAATTTATCCATATTAACGGTTGCTAGGTCACTATCAACGTAGTAATTTCTAGTTTTTTCAACTTCTGCTTGAGTATTTTTGTTTGGTGGAGGTAAAATTTCAACTCTAGCATTTAAACTATATCCATATCCACCATTATGGATCGTTAAACTTGCAACTTTTCCGTTATTGTCAATATTTGCGGTGATATCTGCTTCATCCATCGTCCTTTTTGGGATGGCAGCATCAGGATGAAGTTCTACTTTGTAGTAAGAAACCTTTTTTCTGAACTCATAGACACCAAAAATTGCGGCACGATCAGGAATACCCCATCCAGCAAGTGCTACAAAGGATGCTGGAAACTGTGTGTTACTCGATGAGTACACACTTCCATAATTGAATGCTCCACCGTCTGTGCCTTCTGTTACTGGTGAGATACGAATAAACCCTGTAGAGAGTTCATCACCCATGTATCGGTGCTCAGTGATCCTCCAACCGTTCACTGTATCACCTTCAACAAGATTAAATGATCCTGCAGTGTATCTAAAGAATACAATTCTATCGTTTGTACCTGCAGTGAGAATATTTTGGTCCTGTCCAGAATCTGTTGTTACATCAGTGTAGATTCTTGTAATCTTAGTTTTCCATGTATTTGGTCTAGGTTGATAGAAGTATCTACGAATCCAAGGATCTGTAGTTGGGCATGTACTGCCTCCACCTCCACTTCCACCTCCTCCACTAGGAGGAGTAATACAACAGTTACCTTCACTGTTTTTATCAGTGAATAAACGGACACCAAACATGGGTCCGTTCCAAGGATCTGAAGTATTGTACAGATAATAGAAAAATTGAGAATCGTAGAGGAACTTATACCCTAAGAACCTTGGCAGTGCTGCTTTTACAGGACCAAACTCACCATACAAGAAAGTAAAGTTTGCTCGATTATCGTTAATTCTAAACAGTTGTGCAAATGGAGAGTAACGACCCATCTTCCAGTTCGTTGGAGTTTCTCCTAATGCGGTTCCACCATTTACATCTGTCAACCATCCATACAAAAATGCGGATCCAGAGTATTGAGGTTTACCAACTTCGATAACTTTTTTTAAATCTGTACCACTAACTCTCTCAAATACCCAGCACAGTATACCTTGATAGGTGTATTGATCTCCTCTATCAGGGTTCTGACGATCATCACCTGGATATGGTGGTCCTAATGGTCCAGAATTATACTCTTGTAGATTAACTTCGTTCTCAGGATGTAATGTTACGAATGAATCTGTCGCATCTGCACTGTAATAATTGTACAGTGGAACGGCATTTTCCGCAATTTTAGAATTTCTATAATTATTTGCCGCAGCAAGTGAGGGGAATCCGTATCCAATAATTCCCAGATTGCTATATCCACTTGCTGAAGACGTTGTAGATAGTCTTGTATCTTTTGTCGTACTATTATAAAGACGGTAAATGGGTATAGAACCATTCACGTTGTTCTTCATTAGAGTAAAAACATACTCCAATGAGTTTCTTGGTTCACGATTATACGAACGAGGTTTTTCCTCTTCATCATTCGTATAAAGGTGATCCCTTGCAACACCGTCATACATACGGTAAATTTTATTTCTCTGTGCAGTATTAGTTAAGACGAGGGTTTCTGGATCTCCAATGTAGAAAACCTCGTCTTTACCAACAATATATGAACCTTTCCCACTACCATAGAACTCTACATCTTGAGTTTCAGAATCTACTGGGTCAGGATATCCTCTAGCTGTTTCTTCAATAAAAATCGGCACTTCAATCTCTTATTTTCCGTCGATTTTATTTATCCTACCATACAAATCATCGAACAGTTCTTTTATATTTAAATGTTCTTCGTATCCTTCTGGTTTGTACTTAATCATGTCAGGTCCAGGTTCGGGGAATTTTTTTAGAAACTCCTCAATAGCACTAATTCGTTCTGAAAGGTTGTTCAGTGCCTCTGCAATAACTCCATGACAGTAATCATTCTCTTCCCACTTATCCTGAAACTCAGGCATGTTCGGTGACATCATAAAGGTCTCTCCAGTGTTCTCTATATCTTGTACAAATGGTTGTTCAATCATAAGGAGTTTTTTTATTCTTCAACTACAGGAGTGAGAATGATGCAATCCCCATCTACTTCATAATCCAAAACGTCACCCTCCTCTAATCCGAGGTGTTCGATAACCTCGTCTGGTATCGGACATAGGAGAGTGCCGTCTGAGTCCTCTTCAAGTGTTACTATGAATTTCTTTGACATCTTTGATATACTCATCTTTTATGATTTATATATCATTCGATGTATTTTTCATTCCTCCAAACTGTTTGAAGTTTAATCTCAGTGAGAAGTGTGTCAACCTTCCCATTATTCTCTGCAATCGGTTGGAGGGTCTTGATGAGAATATCCACTTCCTCAGCAGTAAGGGTGACATTCACAAGTTTCTTCTGACGCAATTTCATGGTGTGGGACTCCAATTCATTAATAGTTATACAAAAACCCTCTGAGGGAATTTTTATACTGGGGAATTTTTTCA